TAAATGAACTATAACCGCCTCCCGTAATTGGAAGAGAAACCTCTGCCCAAGGAAGTTTGAGCTTAATTTTCTCCATGTATTTTGTGAGATCGACTAGATTTGGGTCTTTCTTTTGATAATTTGTTCCGAATTCTCCAAAATAAAATTCCTTGTCATGGTCACTTTCTTCCAAGTCAATTAAAGAAAGGTGAATGTGTGGAACGAAGACCTTAACTCTCCCCAACTTTTTTGGGTCATTGTTTTGAACAATAACTCCCCTATAAAATCCATCTAAATTTTTCATGATTGTTTGGCTTGTTTTAATTTAGCCTCAAGTTTTTTAATTACATCCGCCGTTTCTGCATTTTCTCTTCTTATATCTTCCAACATTTTTTGAGATTCCTCTTTACTGATTGTTGTTTTTGTTTCAGATGCTTTCTTTTTAAGTTTTTGTTTATTTTCTGTCTCTTTCGGAGATGGTACAGTAACAGTTGCGAGAACATTTCTTTCTGGATGTGCCTTTAGATATGCTTGAGCTTTTTCTTTTGTTTCAAAATATATAGCAACTGTTGGATTTTCTCCAGATGTTGTTATACCCTTTGATGGTGTTGCAACATCAACCGCTTCTCTTTCTTTTTTATCATCCGCGAATTTCACTTTGCTTCCAATTATAACCTTGGAATTGTCAACTGCAAGACTATAATCGTCCACAAGTTTATTTCCAGAATTGGCTTTTTGTGCCGCCGCTTCTGGTAAAGCACCCTCTCCTTTACCCCAATATACTGTCCTATAAACTGTAACTTTCTCTTTTGATGGGTCATTTGGATTTTCTTTTGGTAGTAGATTCTTTCCACTCTCAATATTATTTTTAAACATTTCAACGTAACCAGAACTGTCCAATTGATCATTAATTAAACTTTGAGTTGCGATTAATTCCGCTGTTTTTCCTGTAAGATCAAGTGTTGTGTTAAGAGTCGCATTTACAACTCTTCCATAAAAATTTGGATCAGCGAGGTCTTTTACTTTTTTAGGTGAAAGTTGAGCAAAACTCTCTATTGTATTGGATACGGTTTTTTGTAAATTTGCTAGGTCTTGGACTTCAATATTGAGTCCTGTTGCACCATTTAAAGAAGAAACAGCCAAATCTGCGATTACAGAACTGTCGTTTTGTATATTTGTAGATAAGTTTTTGAGATCATCATAAACTGCCTTTGCTTCATTGTATGCATCTTCAACTTCACCTTTGAGAGAATTAAAAACACCTGTGATTTCATTTTCCAGATATCCTTTTATATCTGTTAGGCCACTATATAATGCACTTTGTAATTCCGTTAAAGATGCAAGACCTAGTTTACCATTTTCATCTGTTTTTATGAGATTTTCTGGCAACAATCCTTTTGCGAGTTCGGAAAATTCGGAAAGTTGTGGTAAATTGACAGCACTTGTCAATGCGTCAATAGATATACTACCATCCAATTTGTTTTGTATTCCTTCTAAATCTTTTAGAAAATCAGGCGCATTAAGATTCACGTAAATTATTTAATGCTTGGTTTACGGGTTGGTCATTTAAAATTTTCAAAAAAATTAACTTAATGTCAAAAGATATTTTGTTCTGTTAATTACAGCAAGCATTTCGTCTTTCAAATTCAGTAAATCGCTATCTTTTTCAGAACTCAAGTCATCTGTAAGTGTGACTGTTAAAAAATTGATAATTTCTTCCAATACATCAGAGGTTTGAATATCTCCTTCTGAATAAATCGTAAGATCGATTGTGGAAAGATTTTTACCATATTTTCCAATCATTACTTCCACAAATTCGTCAATCAAATCATTCAAACTATCATATGCTTCTCCAAGTGCCTTGTGTTTTGCAAATGAATCCGTAGACCAATGATGCAATTTGATTTGATTTAGTATAGTTAATAGTCCTTGAATAATTCTTTCCATGGGATTATTTAGCATTTTCTCCCTAAATAATATCGTGAAAGATTTTTCCAAACCATCATTTACAGTTAAAACGCAAAACCTTTCTTCCACAAATGCGACTATCAAAGGAGATATGTTTCAATACACATCATTAAATGGGCTGTATCTGTCTTCCAGTAATGCATCGATGAATCAAACGGAGTTGAATCTTTATACAGAAATAAAATCAATTAGTGCAAGATATCCCGCTGTTTCTGGTTTTGCAGTTTATGAATATGATGTATTAGATGATGGAACTCTTTTACAATTTAGATTACCAGAGAATCTCTTAGTTGGAAATTATGATATTTTGTATTTCAATGGTGCAGGATATGCGAAGGCATCAAAAAACACCAAAAGGTTTACATTTTTTAGCGTGATCAATTAATTTTCTTTTCTCAATCCAGATGAATAATGATCGAATCGATTATGCTCAATTGGTGTCAACAGTAATAGTGCTGGATTTATATTTCCTTTAACTGTTTCTTGATATATATAGGACATATATGTATTCTCAAAAGGATGTAACCATTTAGTTTCTTGAAACATTTTTCTATTTCCTTCTTTCGTCACAAATTGTGTCCAATTTGAATAATATATATTTCCAGTAACATATGGAAGTCCTCTATGTGATTTAATGTTCTTAAATTCCGTTAAAGGAGCATTTGGATCCAAACCTTGTACTGGTAATCTTGGATTTTCTGGCCAAAGTTGTTCTCTAACTTCTCTCGGTACATTATACCATGCCCATGCAGTTGAAGAATCTCCGTAAAATTCCGTAAAATTTAATTTTAAAAAATCAAAGTGCTCTTTTTTAATAATTTCTAGACATTTTTGATACAGATTCGATGCATATCTATTAAATCCATTTTTACATGTCTCATTTGGTTTATTCTGAAGGAACATATCATCCTCCGAAAATATCATCACATCCATATTTGAGTCATGGAAATGATCTGATATGAATTGTCGCCCACCGCAAATACCGATATTGTCTTTCTTAATGCGCTCAAACCCATATTTTTCACACAGTTCTAAGTACTTCGGAGTCGTTGATAAGTCAACCGAATTATCAAGAAGAAATTTTCTAGGTTTTTCTATGAAATCTTTATCGTATTGAAACATTGATTCGATCAAAGTCTCAAATTGTTTAGGACTATTGAAACTAATTACATATAAACCAACTTTTTCTATGTCTATGTTTTTTACAATGACATTTTTCTTCATTGGCATTAAATTTTTAACAATATGTTTGTCGTTTTTTAAATCTTCACAAAACTTACACACCAACCCATTACCATCTATCTCTACATAGTCTACAAAACTAGGATATCTGTACATGATTATACTAAATAACGACTCTTCTGTTCCCATGTAACCGTCATCTAATGTTTGATTTAGAAGATTATAATATATTCCATTCATCTCCGAAATAGAATGTTTTGATCCGCCAAATAACCCTCCTCTTGCAACGAGTTTTACATCTTTACCAGCATATTCATTGATTTTTGGATAGGAAAATCCATGAATTTCGTTGTTTGCATCATATGGAAATGCAACAAATCCGAAATTATTGAAAACGTTTTTGAGTTTATTTTGAATTTTATCATGCGTGAAATATCCCGAATGGACGGTATTTGCTATTCCAGCATCTATCCAGAAAAAATGAGAAGAATCGAATCTGTCCAGAATCACAGCATCGTTTAACAAAAACATTTTAGACATTACAAGTGGATTATAGTATTCCAATTTAGCTTGTGTGGAATCTTTTAACCACCCCGCTTGTTCAAGCCAACTAGTATTGTTTCTAATATTTTGGATTTTTTCAAAGTATGCATTATTTTTAAACCAATCCAAGTTTCTTCTCACGAATAATGTATTTTCCTGTGTTCTTTTTTTAAAAACAAATGATTCCAATTCCGAATCACCAAAAATAATCATGTTGTTTTCCATATCCAACAATTGATCAAATTTTTGAAGGTAATGATTTTCATACGATCTGGACCACCCTTCACTTAAAGCATCACGCCCTAAATCCCAAAGACCAGTTACAATTGTTGTTTTAGAATTCATTTTAATTTTTTTTCCGATAGATTATTAATTTTCTTCAATAAATTTAATTCGTTGAAATATTTTTCTTTAATTTTTAATAAACTCGGTAACATCTCATCGTATAATTTTTCACAGTTGTTAACAATATAATTCAATTGCTCAACGATTTTATCAATGTTATCAATGTCTTCAATCAAAATATAACCATTTTCTGGTAAAAATTCTTTAATATTTTTACAACCGAAATAAATTGGTATCGTATTGGTCAATATGCAATCATAAAATTTCTCACTTATGTAATTTTTTTCGTTGGAATTCTCAATACATATTGAAAATCTATAATCAACCAAACCGTCTCTTTTAAAATTTAATCCTTTATCGTTCCACCCAAAGACATCTACAAAACCACATTTATCAATCACCGATTTAATCAAATTGACTCTTTTATTATAAATGCATCCGATTGGATATTCTTTATCATCATTACCTAAAGATGAAACGATTGAAGAAATCATTTTACTTTTTTCAAAAGTGTGATTAATCAAATTATCGTAATTCCAGAAATCGCCTTCCCTTTGTTTTCCCGTACCACCATAAAACATATGTGCTGATGTCTCAATTACTTTGTCAGGAGAATCGTAATTATTTTTATTATACCCGAAAACCGTTATATTATCATATTGTGAAAAGTTTTTTTGATGGTTTCCGCTCCAAGTTGGTTCGTGAAAAAATATAAACGCTTTTGAATATTTTTTAGGCTCCTCTGTTACGTAATTGTTATATACAATAATATCATATGAGTTATCGTGAACAAATTCAATGTTACTAATGTCATTATCGCTAGTTTTAAACTGTTCCAGCAATCTACCTGTTATGTTTTCGGACGTATCCCATCCTGCGCAAAATTTAATTTTCATTGAAGATAATATCTCGTTTAATTGCTACCCTTGGGTAATAGTATGTTTTGTGTTTGTTGATCCGTAAATTTATTACCATTGAACTTAAATCCCAAGATACCATCCCATGCACCTTGATTTATTTCTATTGGTTGGTGGAATCCAGCACATCTCGCTGAAATGCCTATTTCGAACCCGTCTCCCCAACTTCCACCTTCGCCATTTATTGATTGCAGATAATCATTTAATTCTTTCCATTTATCATAAAATTTTCTTATTTTATTTTCTTCGTTTTTTAGAATTAAAAAATGCTCACTTGGCAAAAGAGAAAGCATTATATCGTCGTTGGTATTATATTTTTCTAAAATTTTATATGAGTCTATTTTGTGTGAAAATAAAGTTCTGCCAGTTTTCCTATATTCATTTACACTATTAATCATTGAACAATTAAGTCTTGTTGCACCAAAATCATAATTTTTAAAAATGCTTTTAATATAATCATCCGAGTCGCAGTTCCAACCATCTAATTTTATATCACAATCTAGATATATGATTACATCGTATACACTCGATATGTTGTCAAATGCATTATATTTTAGATTATAATTGAACTCAGAACCATATTTTAACACACAAGATGTATCGATATTATTTCTTATAAAGAATCTATTGGAAGAAATATCTTCAAAAAAATTTAAATTATTAGTAGATACCAATACATCATGTTTGGTTTGATCCAATATTTCATTTACCAATCTTTTAGCTGATTGGAGATACATCACATTGCCAGAATCTATTGAAAGTATAGTGAATAATATTTTCATTAATTTAAAAAAACTTTATTGAATTTCTCCATTATTGTTTCTGGATTAAATTTCAAATATGGTGTATTGTAATCATCAAATTTTTTATAATTTTGAAAATTATTTAATATATCATATATTTCTTCCATAGAATTATAGTAAATTCCCCTATCACCCAAAACTTCTATGTGATTACTCTCACCGGATGCACCATACGTTATGATGGGTTTATTTTCCAATGCAAATTCACCACAAGATAGACCAAATGTTTCACCATATAATCTAGCGTGTAACATAGCATCGCATGCATTAATAAATGCTGACTTTTCTTCCAGAACCCAAGTTCCATCTAAGTGTATAATATTTGGATGATCTTCAGTAAATTTATTAATATTCATAAACAAGAAAACAATATCATCTCTTTCTTTCAACGTATTCTTAATAACTTCATGTACCCATGTTATGTTAAACTCGGTGCTGCCGCCATAACAACCGAACACGGTTTTATTTTTAGATATACCTAATTTCTCTCTCAAATCATATGTTGGTGCTGGCAACTTTTCTACAATATGAGGGACAGCATGTGTTTCGGTATCATATCCCTGATTTCTGGCCAACCAATCCGAAACATAAGCATATCTGTGTCCATGTGGTTCGTTTTTACAAAAAACAACATGAACCAATGTTGGCGTATCATATAAAACAATCCCATCCCCTGCAGAGCCTTCTTTTATAGCATAAAAATAATCAATGTTATTATCCGATGCAAACTGTTGAGTACCCGCACCATGAAACCACGAAAAATGTGTTTCGAATCTGTCTAAAAATTTTTGTTTAGCCAAATTCATACTGTCGTCTGGTCTTGTCATTATTACACTCTTATTTCCAAGTATTTTTTCATTGTAGTCAGCATAATTGTAAAGAGCGATGCTCGTGCCTCTTAGCGTTAAGTTGTTGTCATAAAACAAAATTTTCTTGTTCATGCAGTTATAAGTTTCCTGTAATTCTCTCACACCATCCTTTTGATTCAGAATGCGGCCAAACGACCCAATTTGTTACTTTTTTTGTAGTTTGAAACTCTCTCCAAACCTTACAATATTTGTCTGGATCATTAAACATTCTCGCAATTTCATCTTTGTCAGCGTCTTTGCGATATAATGTTTCACCAGAATCGTCATGGAATGCGACAACCCAAAAGTTATAATCTTTTTCTGGAACGCTTGCATATTGAAGATCAATGCAGTGCTTAAACACTCTTGCAAATTGCTTTCGCCATTCCACTTCTCCACCCAACTCTTTAATCGACGGGTTTGGTGCATCTTTTTTGTCTAATGTATATTGTTGAACTGATCTTTCAGAGAACATTAAACCACTATATTCTTCGTAGTCTCTCAGAGTTCTAATATTACCAAAACCATATTTACCATCATGTCCTTCTTGAGTCAAATCATCCATTCCGAATAGTTTTCTATTTATAAGATGCGAATGGTTATTTCTAATAACCCACTCTTTATCAATATCCCACTGTTTGGTTCTACCCTTTCTTGTATACTCATGCCAAATCAAAACTTCATGAGGATGAAATAAATCATAGCCACGGGTGAATGCGCGTACAGCGATTGATATTTCTTCTCCATGAAAATAATATTCGGGGTTATGTTGAACCTCCTTCGAAAAATCACCAAGAGTGAAGCAAAAATGAGCAGAATAGAATCTTGCGGTAACAGGAGATTCTAAATTTTTCCAATTTGGAATAGTTTCAGGTAAGAAAAAAACGGCTCCTTCTGGAATAAATCGATCAAATACCATTCTCCAAGGTTCTTGAACTCTTTCAGCAGGGTCATTTTCTGGATTAAAAGAAGGAACGTAACCAGTAAGAAGAGGTTTCTCGTGTCCCTTTTTCTGCAAATCTTTCAACATTTTGATCATTTTTTCGTCCCAATTTGGAACGAAACGCATATGCGAATCAATCTGAAGAGTGTATTTTTCTCCATCATATTGTTGTTGAACAAGATTTCTTGCCCAACACACGCCCTTCGATTCAGTATGAAGAATATTGATTACCTTGAATCTTTTATCGTCTTTGTATTTTTCAAGACTATCAGAAGAATCATCTGGATTATATTGTCTAGCAATAGAAAATACGAGATTTTCTGGTTTTTTAGCGTTTTTAATGCAATCTTCTATAGTGATTGGAAGTTGCGGATCGCAAAATGAAGCGATCTGAATGAATATTTTCATATTCATATTTTATAAGATTTTTTAAAGAAATCAAGTTATAATAGAGGCAGAAAGTTCTCCACTATTTGTAACAATCAAACGATATTGATTACCGTTTTGATTTGAAAGAAGAATATTTTCACAGACAAAATTACCAGATACTTCAACATTATCATTAAAAATACAATTACCAGAAACTGAATTATTGAAACAACTATCAATCAAATCTCCAAAAGCATCTTGATCTGGAGTGTCGCCGTTTTGAAACAATAATTTCAAATCTTCTTTATTTTTGTTTGCCATGTTATTATTTAGCCATGGCAAACAAAAATAATTCAAGCGTATAATGTTTCCTGTAAATATAAATAATTTTATGACAATTAAAACATGTGGTATATATAAGATTAAAAATATTGTAAATGGAAAATGTTATGTTGGTCAATCGATAGATATTCGTAATAGGATAAAAAAACATATTATAGAATTAAAATCCAATAAACACAACAATCAATATTTACAATATTCGTGGAACAAATATGGTGAATCGAATTTTATATTTGAAATAATAGAAACATGTTCACCTGAAGAACTTTTTTTCAAAGAAGGATATTGGATAAATGAATTGAAAAGTTTAAATAAAAATTTTGGATATAATGTGGAAATTGTAGATGCAACTTTGGGAAAAAAAATTTGTTCAGATGAAACTAAAGATAAAATATCAAAATCTTTAAAAGGAAGAGTTCCTTGGAATGTTGGCATAAAAGCATCACAAGAAAGTAGAGAAAAAATGTCAAAATCACAAAAAAGTAAGATTTTTACAGAGGAACATAGAAAAAATTTATCAATTTCTAGAAAAAAAAGAGTAATAAGCGAAGAAACTAAAAGAAAAATATCAAATTCAAAAAAGGGAATGCCTAGTGTTTTTAAAGGTAAAAAACATACCGAAGAATCTAGAAGAAAAATGTCAAATGCTTTAAAAGGAAAAAAAATGTCAATTGATAGTAGAAAAAAATTATCAAAATCGCTTAAAGGAAAAAATACTTGGAAAAAAAATACAACATTATCTGAAGAAACTAGAAAAAAAATATCAAAGTCTTTATTGGGAAGAAAACATACCGAAGAATCTAAAAGAAAAATGTCAATTTCTCAAAAAAAGAATCCGCCTATGCTAGGAAAAACACATAGCAAAGAAACTAGAGCTAAAATTTCAAAAAATCAAGAAAAAACATTTTCCTTATTAGCACCCAACGGAGAAATTGTAACTTTTACTAATATGAAATTATTTTGTATTAAAAATAATTTAGATGATGGTAGTTTAAATAAAGTTTTTCACGGTAAAAGAAAAAAACACAAAGGATATAGGAGAATTATCGATCTTTAATACTTAAAGTTTTCCCCAAAGTTGAAATTGCAACTGAATTATTTTCTACAACGCATAATTCGACAGCGATATTAGAATCCGAATAATTGACTATTGAAAAACCATTAGCCCAATCTGGAGCACTAGCGTATACGGGGGATAGTGAACAGGCGCAAAAATTTTCATAGCATTTTATGAATTTGTCTTTTTTTGTCCCAATACCTGGTAGTCTTTTCACCGACATTCCTCCACGATGAGTATGATTCATCATTACTGAAGTGTTTAATTTATCCATCATACCCATTCCAGACATTCCTCCACGTTTTCTAACAACGTCTCCATGCATAATAAAAAAATCATCACCAATTTGAACGTGTTCTACCAATTTAACTCTACTCCATTCTTTCTTGGGTAAGAATATGTTTTCATATGAAAGTGCTTCTATAGCATCATTCAGATCACCTATTTGACCCAATTGATTTGACAAATAACGCATCCATCTACTTTCAACACCAGATCCACTATGATTACCATTAGTTTCTAATATCATACTACCATATGAAGATGTTATTTCATGTAATGTTTTTAGAAAAACATGATACCTCTTCCTTTCTTCAGAAAGACTATAAGAATATCTAATGTCTTTCGGATATTTAGATACGGCTAAAAAATCCATCATATCACCATTGAGTACAATCAATTCTGGAGATAGTTCCTCTACAGTTTTTAAAAACAAATCTATAGTTATTTGATCTTCACATCCAAAGTGGGTATCACCAATAACAAGAGCCAATTTATTTGCTGAATGTGAAATTTTTGGTTTTTTTTGATATTCACAATGAATGGGTGCTAAGTTTTGTAGAAAATCAGTTATATCATCAAATTCATGTTTCTTTTCAGGAGATTTCTTAACATAAGAAATTGGTTGATTATTATTATTCCTTTTTCTATCATTATACCAATCCCAAACTGTTGATTTCGGAAGCATCAACATTGTTGCCGCTTCCGAAACTGAATAACCTTTGTGTTTTAAATGAAGAGCTTTTTGCTTCAGATTTATTTGTGATTTTGGATTTACCATAAAAATTATGAGATTTTTATCTTAACAGAAAATGTTGACATGTCAAATATATTTTTTTGTAAACAGTTCGATTCTATAATCGACCCACCATCCCGCCCCTGTTTACACTTGCTCCTTCAAATTAATAATAAATTCTTTCTCTAATATTATTTACAGGTTCTTTGTGTTTTTTCTTTTTTTCTGGTCTAACTCCACGAACCATGTAAACTATAATAGTATCAACAACTTCCAAAAGAATGGCCAAGAGAAAACAAATTATAGCTGTAATTTCCCCTTTAAATAATGCACCAAAAGAAAGTTGAATTACATTATCGGATTCAAATTTAATATATTTTGGCTCAACGTTGAGTTTAGAAGAAACTACATTTATTGCGCTGTTTAATTTTACAGAAATGTCAGCTAATTCCATGAAACTTTTAGCCTTATTTGCTTCTATGACCAATCCATCTTTACTTACTAAATTGTTTATATGTTCAATTCCCTCATTTAAAGACTGTAATTTACTGTTTTTTTCATTTTTTAGTCTTTCGATTTCTTTTAAATGATTATCTTCTAATGTTTTTATTTCCAACTCAATCGATGTTTTTATTTTTTCAATTTCTTTTCTTTTATTATCATCCAATTCTTTTTTCTCCAATTCAACAGATGCTTGTTCTTTTCTCAAATCAGCTTCTAATTCTATTGTTCTTGGACCAATTCCAGCGACACCAGATGTGGATTTACCTCTAACACCCTTAGTTTCATCCGCAATAGCTTGTTGCGCTTCATTAACTCTTTCGTTTAATGAGCGCATTTGAGAATTTGATTTTTGTTCTATATCCGTTTCAACTTTATTCAATCTATCGTTTACTTCTTTTAGATTTAAATTGTATTTTTTAGTTTCTTCTGTTATTTTTTTATCTGTATTATTTTCCAATGCCAATATTTCTTTGTTTATGGAAGATCTGGCTTCTTTGTCAAAGTAGTTCACAGTCTCCAAAACTTCAAATTTTTTATTCATTAAAGACTGTTTTATACTGGTTTCTGAATAAAAACCAACAAAATCAAATATGGTGGGTAAAAGGCTTATTAATACACAAAGAACAGCCATTTTATATTCGAATACTTCTTTACCGTACATTATAATTTTAATACAATACGGTAAACCAACAACGGCCAAAGATGCTAAAAATATTAAACCAACATTCCAATCGGTAAGTATTAAACTTAAAGCGTGATACGCAAATGCCACAGCAACAACCATGACAATAATGTATATAAAATTTAAACTTTTAGAAGCAAATCCATTTTTAGTCGGAAATCCAAATAATGTTGGATATAAGTCACTATCTTCAGATTTGTTTTCAATTAGAACTGGCATGTTCTAATATTTATCATTTTAATAATTATGCTTCACAAGTAGAGCAACTCAAAATATTTCGTGCCAAATTCTGTGCAGCATTTCCACTTCTTTGATAATATAGACCTTTTACTCCTTGTTCCCATGCAAATATCATAAGTTCATTTATTTCTTTAGCCTTTGTATCAGATCTAACCATAATATTTAAAGATTGTCCTTGATCAATATATTTTTGACGTTGTGCTGCTTGAATTACAATTTCTTTTTGCGATATTTCACCAAATGTTTTAAATACGTCTTTTTCTTCTTGAGTTAAAAAATCCAAATGTTGAACACTTCCTCCATGTAAAAGAATCGACTTCCATGTATCATCATTATGTTTTCCTTTTTCTTTTAATAATTTTTTTAGATAAGGATTCTTGTATGAAAATTTGCCTTTAGCTAAATCTTTTACATAATAGCAAGATTCTATTGGCTCTATGCTAGGAGATACTTGACCAAGTATAAAACTTGATGAAGTGGTCGGCGCGACAGCAAGAGTTGTTGTGTTTCTTCTACCGTATCCTTTTAACAATGGAGGTTCCCCAAATTCTTTAGCTAATTGTTCAGTTGCATAATCAGCTTTTTCTCTTATGAATTTCCATATTTGGTTATTCAACATTTTAGCATCAAATGATTCAAAACCTATCATTTTAGATTGTAATAATGAATGCCAACCCAATACACCAACACCTAATGCTCTCTGATTGATAGCGAATTTTCTAGGTGCTTGCATAAATTCTATATTTTCCGTTTTATTAATAAATTCTGTCATCACAGCATCTAAAAAATAAACTAAAGTCTCAACAGCATCAGTATCTTTCCATTCTTCCCATTTTTCTAGGTTAAGAGATGAAAGATCGCAAACAAAAGATTCATCTTCTGAAGTTGAAAGTGCTATTTCATTACACAAATTTTGAGCATATATTTTAAGACCTTTATCTTTATAAACTTGAGGTGCATTATTGTTCAATGTGTCTGTGAATGAAATATATGGATATCCGCTTTCGAATCTTTTTTTAATAACATCTCCCCATAGTTTTCTTTTTTCTTTATCACCAGAAATCATCGATTTCATCCATTCGTCGGATACGCAAACACCAATAGAAAGATTTTGAATTGGGTTTCCTTCGGACCTAATTTTTAAAAATTCTTCAATATCTGGATGATCAATTGGAAGATATGCTGCAAATGATCCTCTTCTAACACTTCCTTGAGAAACAACGTTCATTAATTTATCAAAGAGTTCCATGAAATGGACAGATCCAGTGGATTCCCCACCAGAAGAAATTGTAGTTCCCCTACCTCTTAATTTACCAAAATAAGCAGAGGTTCCACCACCATGTTTAGTCATCATTGCAACTTCTGAAACTTTATTCATAATACCTTCCATTGTATCCGGTATTAGAGATGAAAAACAACTTATAGGCAATCCTCTTATTCTTCCAAAATTTGACCAAATTGGCGAACTCAAACTAAAAAAACCTCTTGCCATATAGTCTTCAAATTTATCAGCAAATCCTTTTAAGTTTAGATATTTTTCTGCTGCTTCTGCTATACATCTAATTCTTTGCTCCGCTGTTTCTCCCTCTAACAAATAACCTCTTTCTAGAAATTTTATTGAGTCTTTGTTTAGCCATTCGTATTTGTTTGTCATATATATTAATCTAAAATTGTGCTATCTGGAATATCTTTTTCTGGTACAATATAAACATCTATTACCTTTTTATGTTCAACGTCTCTTGCCTTTTTTAATCTATTCAATCCATCAGATACTGATAACCCATAACTTTTGTTTTTTATAACCAATAATGGAAATGACGTATCTGCTTTCATCATTCTCTTATTTGATTTTTCTGGATCTTCTTTGTTTTGTTTATCCCACCACTTCAAATCATGTTCAAGTTTAGAAATAGGAAAATCTTTTTTAAAGTATTTTTCTTTATTTTTCTTTGCAAATTTTACAACAGCGTCCACGGATCTTTTAGTTCCTTTATCATCTGTCATAACACCAAGATCTTTATTTTCTAATAAAGATTTTACTAATTTATCAAATTTCATAAATTAGAATAAATCGTCTTCTGAAAATGATTGTGTAAACTTTTGATATCCAGTTGGTTTTGAATGAAAAAAATCTGTCATATTTGTACCCAATAATTCTTCCTCAAACCACATGGTAGAGGATATCAAATTTTTGTCAATATCAAAAACTTTGGGATATCCTATTTGTTCTAATGAAATATTGATTCGATTTTTAATAAATTCTTTTAGAGTGTCAGCATCTAAACCATTTTCTTTTATTCCATTGATCATCCAATCAACTATTTTAGATTCCGCTTTAAAAGCTTCTCGCGCCTCATTAAGAATTTTCTCTTCTAATTCTTTATCGAACAATTCGGGATATTCTTCTCTAATCGTGTTTACAATTTTAGAACCTATTAGACCGTGTAATAACTCCTCATTTCTAGTGTATTTTACTTGTTGATCGGTGTCTTTAAGAACATTTTTAAATCGAGCAAACCAATTAATAACATAAAATTGAGAGAATAACGAAACGTTTTCGACAAACAGTGTAAAAAGAATCAAAGCATAAAGATATTGTTTCTTTGAATCTTTGTAATATTTGTGAGTGTATTTTTTAAGATATTTTACTCTTCCTTCAATCCAATCTAATTTTAGATTTTCTTCAAATACATCTTCCATTCCTAATACAGTAATCAATCTTTCATATGCATTATTATGAATAACTTCTGTATTCGCCATCGCATAGCCCAAATCTGACAAACCGGGATGTAATAAATTTTCACCAAGTTTAGCCCAAAAAGTTTTTACACTTATTTCAATTTGTCCGATTGCGGACAATGTTCTAATAATTATTTCACGTTCTTTATCTGTTAAATTTACTTTAAATTGTTGAATATCGGAAGAAAAAGAAAACTCTTTATCCGTCCAAAAACCAGCATAAATCGCTTCAATATATTTTTCCGTCCAAGGATATCTGTTAGGTTTTCTATAAACCTGTTCATCAAAAATTTTAAGTTTAGTTTCCATATGTTGTATTTTTATTTAACGGTATACACAATTTCTTGATTAGGGTACGAGAATAAACATATTTACGGATTTAATCTTTTGATGTATAGGCATTTCAGGATCATCATCAAAAAACAAATCATATTCAAAATTCTCGATATATTTGCAAATGTGTTTCTCGTCAAGGGGATACAATCCGTCTTCCAAATATATAAAATTGTCATTGCACGAAAGATCATTTTCAGAAATAATTTTATTATATGTATAAAGATCAATATATTGCACTTTTTTTAGTTTTTTCACCATTAATAGATGATCCAACATCAATTCAAATGTCACCCCATAAAAAAATCTATCACAATGAGAAATTCTTTTTGCATTTAATGAATCTTTAATTGATATTCGATTCTCATCATATTGACTCTTTATACATGTTCCAATAAAAACGAGTGGATTTTCAACTCTTTTGTATGAAAGAGTTGGTAAATTTTCGTAGGACGTGAATTCTTCAACCATGAGAACATCATACATGCTCTCAGAAAAGGATCAAGCATCAAATGAAGAAATGATGGAAAAATTGGGAAGTTTGAAAATTTTACCATTTCTTCCCAAATAGTTATTGAAAATAACGGTGCAACGATCTTCTGTTACAATTGGACCAGATGAAATATCTCCAATGAAATTCACTGAACCCAACATCGAACCATTGGATGTATCCAAACATTTCAAGTGATCTTTATCGACAATGACAGCATATATGATATTTTGCACGAAATTATTTAGGTTTCCTCTCTAAATAATTCCATGCCAGATTTCACAAAGATCATTTTAAGACAAGGTATTGAAAACGACAGGGCGAGTGTTGTTTATTCCGAAGGTGAACCATTATATATTACCAACTTCAAGAGGCTTTTTCTAGGAGATGGAACAACATCTGGCGGAATTCTAGCATCTAACAAATTCATAGGATTCGCTAACTTTGATTATAATACAAATGCCACAGGTGTCACTTATGCTTATCAAGGTGATTTTGTCTTTGATGTCACTTCAAGCAATCTTTTCGCTCTTACTGGAAATGCACCCGCTAATTTAACATCTTATGCAAGGGTGACTAGAAATTTTACAGCAGATAACAACACAACTGTACTAACCCAAGTAAGTGCAATTGCTGTTAAGACATTTAGTTTAAATTCCGATTATTTTTCAAATACAATTTACGGAAGAGGATTGGAGAAGAGTGGAACGCAAATTCAACTAGCAAATCCTGCAACAAATGGTGGACTTGATTTTAATATAGGTGGAGAATTGAAAATTGCCGATAGAAGTGTTACCAATACAATGTTGGAAGGAATGAATGGTAACACTGTAAAGGGAAATCTTGGAGCGGCTGGTGATGTAGAGGATATTCCTCTTCAAACTCTTGCTGATGTTATAGCACCTCTTCTCATTGGAATTAATACAAACTTTGGTGTTCCTATTGGAACTATTATAGACTTTGGCGGATTGACTCCTCCCGTTGGATATCTTACATGTAACGGTAGCGCGGTTTCGACTTCAATATATCCAGATCTTTTTGCAGCAATTGGTTATACATGGGGTGGAAGTGGTTCTTCTTTCAATCTACCAGACCTCCGTAGAAAGACAACAGTTGGTTCTGGCGGAACAGAAACGACAACTCTTAGTTCTTATGTCGGTGCTGTTGGGGGTACAGAAAACACAATTCTTCAAAAAGAAAATATCCCATCACATGCTCATACTTATGATGCAGTATCCGATGGTGGAGTTGCGGCATTGAGTGCTAACGGTGGTGACTTGCAATTTAATACATTTAATACAGGAGATGGTACATTGGATGGTCTAAATGTTGGTCCTCTCGGTGAACCATTTAGCACGTATCAACCAAGTGCTGTTGTTATGAAGTGTATAAAAGCATTCTAAAATGGATTTCGATAAACATATTTCCAAATTGTTAGAGGATTTTAATGTATACCCTAGAGCAAAAGCTATTCAAGGAAGACAAGCTCCTGTTCCATCCATGAATGTCAATTCAACTGGTCCCGTTCCTGTTGGTTTTAAGGGTTCTGGTCCAACTGGCATCGGACCAGCTGCTACATCCACAGTATTCTTACAAGTTCCAAAGAAGAAAAAGAAAAAAAAGATTAAAAAGAAGAAAGATTTCTCTTCTTAATTTCCTCCGAAGCAACATTTAACATTGTCTTTAGATCGGGATTGTTTAACAATTCGATTATCGCATCATACGGATTTCCAGAATTTTCAGATTTATCATCGAATTTTGATAATCCATACACGTCTTCCAATGCTTTTCTAATTTGTTGTTTGAGTTTTTTTAAGGTTGTGATTCCCTTATACGGTTGTTCAAGCGTATCATGAACCTCTTCTTCTTCTGATTTCACTGGAAGGGCTGCACTAGGATGTCCGGATTTACTACCAAGAATATTGCTTCCAAATTTTGAATTAGGACTCATTGGCACAGAACCAGCGTCATTTTCATTTAAAATCCAATTATCAATATTCGGTTGCCAGTAACTTTTAGACATGATAATATTTAGTTAAACCAATGTATTGTCGAAATTCGGTATAAAAAGATTTGAATCAGCAATAAATTGTTCACATTCTTCTTTAGAATCGGCAACTACTAATATATCAACTGCTGTATAAAACCCCGAAGATTGTTGAGGTTCTATGAGAATATTTTTAGATTCTTCTTCGTAAAGCATAACCCACTGGTTTTCTGTTATTTCAATTACTGCTTTTGTGTATACATTTATCATATTATGGGAAGTTAATGTTTACGTTCCAAGGAAATCCTCCTAGTCTTGTAACGAGGGCAAGGTTTTGATATGATCTAAATCCATCATTAGCATTGGTCGTTCTTCTCATAGTGGCTGTTCCTGTTCCTGTAATAGATCCGGATGTTACCGTTGTGTATTGGAATTGATTTGGTCCAGTTACTGTTATGGTAAATGTTCCTTGAAAATCTGTTTGTGGTATTTCCGTAATTGTTACAAGGTTTCCATTTGTATGTCCATGATTATTTACATTTGCTGTTACAAGAGTTCCTGTTCTAGAAAAATTAGATCCAAGAGACGTTGTAGTAACTCCTCCCGTATAACTTGGAGCACTATTACCTGCACCACCTAAATTTAAAACTCTTGCTCCTGTGGTTCTTGTTGTTGCATCAAATGTTGATAAGATGGTATCAACAGCACTTTGGGTTAGTTGGTTATTTTGTGCTTGAAAGTTTTGTAAAGTGTTAGAAACAGACCCACCATCGAATCCTGTAAGTTGGTTGTCATGACAATAAAACAGTCTCAAATTACTTAACCCACTCAAACTTGGAATTGATCCTGTAAGTTGATTTATGTAACAAGAAAAAAAACTCAAATCAATCAATCCAGACAAACTTGGAATTGATCCTGTAAGTTGGTTGTCATGACAATAAAACAGTCTCAAATTACTTAACCCACTCAAACTTGGAATTGATCCTGTAAGTTGATTTATGTAACA